TCAGCTCTTCTGAGAATAAAGACTAATGCATCTTTCTTTTTTCACGATAGTTACTAAGTTTGTTGCAAGAGTTGAAGTTGCTTTTGCAGCCATAATTAGGTTTACATCAACTGCTTCACGTCATCAAATCTTGCGTATGAAGTAAGTTGTTCACCATCTGTAACAGCATAATCGTCTGTTCCATTTGCAAGGGTAGACCTATCTACATTTTCTACACCAGTTGAAAGTTTATTAAAAGCACTTGAACCTTGAACTGATAAATCAGATGAAAGAGGTTGACCCCAGTCACCAGATGCATCAATAGCTGCAGTTGGGTGGTCTCCCCAATATATGAATTTAGAGTCTCTGTATATTACATCTGGATAATAATTTGAATTACCTTGAGGTGTACTTGCTTCTGGGTGTTTTGATACAAAAGCAAATGTTTCTAGTACAGAGTTTAATCTCTCACCAGCAACATCGTTATCAAAACCAGTTTGTCTTCCAGATGAATCATATACAACTATGTGTATTTCATCATCAAGAACACCCCTTGCAGTTGCAAATTCAGATGTGCCTGGAGCAGTATCAAATAAATCTGAAAATCTCCAATATCTTTTTACATAAGAATCGTCTGCTAAGTCTGCGATTAATCCACTACCAGCAGGGTCATCTAATTGTCTAAATGTAATTGTTTCAGCAGATGTGTCAACTGCTGTAATTTCGTATTTTTGTGCTTCGTGTCCAGTTGCATAAACTGTACCACCAGCATCTGAATAAAATTCTATAACTTCACCAACTGCAAAATCAGCTGCATCAAAAGCGTCCATTGTAATTGATGTTTCAGCTGCACTTGCACTTCCATCATTAACTCGTTTGTTTGACATTTCTGAAAAGTTATTTTTATCACAAATGTCTATTTTAATTCCGTTTGCGTGTATACCAGCTGTTCTTGCTGACCAAGTACCGTGAGTACCTTGTCCATCTGCAAAAGACTCTTGATAATGCAAAGTGTTTCTAATTAAAATACCAGAACCACCAGAAGATGCATTTTTCAATGTACTTTCAGTTCTTACAACTCTTAGCGAATTTGAATATTGTAAAAAGTTTGCAGCTGTGAAAAAATACTCAAAGTTACTTGCATTTGGTTTACCAAACACCTCAACGAGTTGTTTTTCTGAACTGATACTTGTTATTTCACTTACTGGCCCCTTTTCAAAGGGGCCACAAACAGCACCAATGGTTGTAGAAACGGCAGGAACGATATTCGTTAGGTCAACTTCTTTGACTTCCACGCCTGGAGAAACTTGAAATCCCATATTTCTACTCCTTATATAGTTTTAGTTAATCTACTACAATTATATTTATAAAAAATCATTTTTTGTATGTTTGTTTTTATACCAAGTCTAAATATAAATATGAGTGAGCACTATCAAAAATACCGTAATACAATACGAAAAGTTGCACGAAGACATCGTAGATTAAAGGATAAATGGATTAACGAACAGTTAAGAGACAAGTCTTGTAAATATTGTGGTGAATCTGAAGATAATTGTATTAAAATTTTATCCAGATGATAGAAAGATTCGTGCAGATTCTAAAAAGAAAAGTTTAAAAAAAGATACTAGAAAATTGTTGTTAGAACAAATAGATAACAATGTAGTAGTCTGTCATAATTGTTTTTTAAAAAAAGATAATGATTTAATTGATGAAGATGCATTTACCAATTTGTATCATACTTCCTAATAACTGGTGTCCATCTTTCACCATATTCATCTACTTGTGGTATGGGGTCATCAATACCATTGTCTAGGAATCCAAATGGTGCAAGGTCTTGTTCTAATTGATTTTGACTTTCTGCAAATAACTTAGCTCTAACATCACTATCAGTAAGTTCTTTGAAGTAAGTTTGTCCAGATAACCACGCAAATAATACACAACACATCATTAAATCATCGTGGTGACCCTCTTCTGCTTGATATGACTGTCCGTGAAGAACAAATGAAGACATCTCTGCAACTATATCATAGTCTTCTAATAAAATCTTATTAGACTCTACCATTGTTTTTAGATTAGAACAACCGATTTTTTTGACTGCTTTAGTTGTTCTCACACCAAGTTGTGATTTACCACCACTAAATCCACCACCAACTATTTGACCAGCACGACCTCTCATACTTGCCATAATTAGATTATCATATTCTAAATCAAATTGTAATGCGTTTGCAACTTGGTCACCAATGTCATTTACTTCTATCAATACAAATGACTGATTGTATGCAAGTGCAACATCTTTAATAATATTAGGAAATAACATAGGTTTTATTTCATTATTTTTATATTTTGCAACCATACGATATGGTAGTTTAGATACATCAACAACTATGAACGCAGATGCATCACCTTGAATACCTCTAGCCACATCTGCAACAATCACATATGTGCGACCCTTTTTAGGTTTCTCATATACATCAAGACCAGCATTAGATGTTAAAGGTGTTCTTAAAGGTATTGTTTTTATTTTAGATGCACTTATCAAAGTATTTGTAGAACCTAAGAACTCACACTCAAATTCTTTTTGAAACTGTGCTTCACTTGTATTTGCAATCGTTTCTTTTTTCCATTTCTCATCTCTGCCTGGTACTTCAGACCAATGAACTTCTATCGGTACATAAGTATTCTTTTTTGTTTCTGCATCTGTCCATAATTTATAATACATATTCATACCATTTGGTGTTGATACAATAATTACTTTTGTAGATTGACCAGATGAAATAGTAGGATAAACTGAACTAAAAAACTCTTCTGCAATATTTGTAGGTACAAACGCAAACTCATCTAAAAATATCATATTGTATGAACCACCACGAACTGCACTTGATGATGTTGAGGCTGCAACTATGCGTGAACCATTTTCTAATTCTAAACTACCTTTATTCCACGATAGTATTCCTTGTTGCAACCACTTAGGTAAATGTTCATATGCAAGTTGTAATCTAGATAAAATATCTCTTGCAGTTGCAGCTTTGTTTGCAAGTATAGCTACATTCATATTTTGATTAAATAAAACATAATGTAATATATACGAAACCATTGTGGTTGTTTTACCAGATTGTCTAGGTAGTTTACAGATTGTAAAACGATTGTTGTGAAATGTACCGACCATTTCTTTTTGAAAAGGGTACATATCAAATGGTATTAAACCTTTGTCTAATGATACAATTTTTATATATTTTTCAATAAAATATTGTGGGTCATTCATACATTTTTGAAACTCAAGAATGTTTTCTTTTGTAAACTCTTGACTTACAAATGCCTTCTTTAAATTAGGATTTCCTAGATATTGATTTTCTACGCCCATTGTAATGATACGCCGTGTATTTTATTTTCACCAGTTAAACTAGAACCAGTTATTTTCCATCTTAATTGTACTTGAGGACTTGCAGAACCAGTTAGAGGTGTACTACCAGTAAATATTTTTATACCACTTGCACCAGTTTGATAACCTTCATCGGTTAAGGTAACTGAATTAAATGTTGTATTATCTCTAGTAATTGAAGCACTAAAGTCTGTATTTAAATCGTCTGGTACTTCTGCAAATACAACCAACCTTGCTTTACTTGGTGTTGCATTTGCAGTAAATGTGTCAGATATTAAAGTCATAGAACTTGAATTAGAAGTAGTTTGTGAAACAGATACATAAACAACACCACTTCCACCATTACCACCACCAGCTGGTGTTGTACCAGAGGCACCAGTGTTACCAGCACCACCTCCACCTCCACCAAAAGATAGAGCTGCAATCTGTGGCCCAAACTGAGGAGGGGATGTTCCGTTCAATAATGGATTTTGTGGAGTCGCATCAGCTGGTTCTGCTTGAGAAAGAGAACCACCTATACCTCTACCACCTCCGCC